TGCGTGATGATTATGTTGTATAACCTTATCTATTATTTTTTAATTTTTTTCTGTATTATTTCTTTCTTGGCAATCGTTACCTTTGCAAGAGATAAGGAACATACAACGTGCAGATTAGCTAAACAAATGAGAACAGAGAACCAACATATCTGCGTGTATGTAGGAGCTAACTATACACAGTGGAACGAGTATATAGATATGAGTGCTGGTAATGTACAATGTCCAAGAGAAATGAAATGTAAGTACAGACCTAATGAAAAACCCTTTACGTTAAAAAACGTAGTAAAAAGTATAAAGGACAGTTTTAAATGAGCAAAAAATTACAAAAAGGAAGTAAGTACGAACAGTTTGATTTAGATGGTGATGGTGTTGTAAGTGATGAAGAATTGTCTAGGACTGAACATATGATACGTCTTGAGAACTCTGACAAGATGCAAGACCAACAGCGTATGCTTTGTTGGGTATCTTCTATATCATCTATTATATTAATCGTGTTAGTCATGTCACCTGCAATACCAGATGCAAGAGTCGAGATGGTAACTGCTTTACTTTCTACCTATGTTGTGGCAAATTTAGGTATCGTTGCAACATTTATGGGGACAACGGCTTTTACAAGGTCAAAAGAAAATGGTAAATGATATGGGTTTTAATTGTGATATTACATGGAACGGATATACAAGAACGTGTTTTTTTCTCGGATCTTAATACATGTCTCTCCTTTGCAGAGAAAATTCGAGCACAAAACACGCATCAGCAAACTGCGTTTTCCCAAGTTTATGTCACAACTTACTGTATACCTCAAAAAGAAGGACAATGAAGACCCTAAATATTTAAAAGGAAAAAAAGATGGCTAAAAGAGGAAGACCAAAAAAGGTCGTAAAAGAAGAAAATAAAATTTTATCATTAATTAAAAAATTAACTGGTAATGCAAAAAGAAAAACTTTTTGGGATTGGTTAACAGGTAAATGATGGAACAAACTATAAGTGATGTTGAAAATTTAACTAAAACAGTTAATTTTAATGATGGTGGTGGCAGTGATGTTGAAGCAGGAATACAGTTTATTTATCATATGAGGGAACATCTTGTTGATATAGGCATCGCAACAATTTATGGTTTAACAGTTTATGCTATATTTTTATTTATAACTAAAAAGATAAAAGGATAATTATGAGGAGGGTTCGCAGGGGTGTCAGCCTTCCTCGCCAAACAAAGGATAAATTATGATTCAAGCATTTATTAGTCCGATTGCAAGTCTAGCTGGAACTTGGTTACAAGGTCGAGTAGATAAAGCAAAAGCAGAGACAGATGTGAAAGTTGCAAAGGCAAGAGCAGAAGCAAAAGTCTATGAAACTGAAGCAACATCTGGAATGTTAATGGAGCAAAGTTTAACAAATCAAATGGCAGGTTCTTGGAAAGACGAGTTCTGGACAATTATATTTGGTGGAATATTGGTTTGTTGTTTTATTCCACAAACACAAGAATATGTAAAAGAAGGATTCATATTTTTAGATGAGAGTTGTCCTCAATGGTTTCAAACTTGTTTATATATTGTTATTGGTTCGAGTTTCGGTTATAGATTCGGAAAGCAAGGTTTACAAATAATGAATCAAAGGAATAAAAAATGAATTTAAGCAAATTACAAGATGAGATAGAGCTGGATGAAGGTTTCAAACTCGAAATTTATCTTGATCATTTAGGTTTGCCAACATGTGGGATTGGCCATTTAATAAAAGAAGGTGATGAAGAGTCAGGTTCACCAGTCGGAACAAAAGTTTCATATGAAAGATGTGGTCAATTATTCGAGCAAGATATGAATATAACTATTGATGATTGTAAAAAAGTTTATGATGATTGGGATTCTTTACCAGAAGAAGTTCAACACATATGTGCAAACATGATGTTCAATCTTGGTTATCCCAGATATAATAAATTTAAAAAGAAAATACAAGCTGTTAAAGATGGTAATTGGCTTGAAGCAGCAGTTCAAATGAAAGACAGTCGTTGGTATAAACAAGTCCCAAATAGGGCAGGCAGATTAATAAATAGGATGAAAGCAGTTGGCACTTCAATTAATGAAAATTAAAGCTGGTGTTGTTAAAGATATAACAAACTATTCAGCAGGAAAAAATGGACCATTTTGGATAGACAGCAGTCTTGTTCGATTTATAAATGGTTATGCAGAAAAAATAGGTGGTTGGCAGAAAGATACTATTTATGCGACAGACACAACTAACACAGCAGACTATACAACAGAAACTTCTCTCGATGGTATTGCAAGAAATGTATTGTTTTGGAGAGCAGAGTCAGATGGCGAAGATAGAATAATAGTTGGTTCACATAGTCATTTATATGTTATAGAAAATGGTGCTATGTATGATGTAACACCATTAAGAGATGTTTCAAATACAACAACAACTTTAACTGAAGATCTTGATGATAGCGAAACATCTATTGATATTACTAGCATAACAGGATTTCCTTCTGCTGGTGCAATAAAAGTAAATTCAGAAATAATAACTTATACAGGAATCAGCACTTTAACATTAACAGGTTGTACAAGAGGAACAAACAGTACATCTGCTGCAACCCATGACAGTGGAGCAACAGTTACAGCAACATTAATAAATCCTATTGCAACAACTGACGGAAGCACAACAGTTACAATAACAGATACTGCTCACGGATCACAATCAGGGGATTATGTTGTAATATCAGGTGCAACAGCAACAGGTGGAATTACAACAGATGTTTTAAATAGAAGTGAAGGTTTTGAAATAACAGTTACCACTGCAAATGCCTTTACAATAACAGTCCCGAGTGCAGCATCTAGCACAGTTTCTGCTGGTGGTGGTTTGGCAGTTGCAATAAAATATCTTGTTGGAATAGATGGAAATTTAGGAACTCAATCTGGTGATCCTGCTCTTGGTTGGGGAGTTGGTGGCTATGGATCAGGAACATGGGGAACTCCAAGATCTGCCAGTGAATCTGATATTAGTTTAGAACATTCAGTTTGGTCATTAAATTTATGGGATGAAGATATAATTGCAACTGTTAGAGGTGGTGCAATATATTATTATGATACGTCTGATGGAGTTGGAAACAGAGCTGTTTTAATATCTGATGAATCAGGTGCAACAGGTGTTCCAAGTAAAGTCAGAGTTTCAGCAGTTTCTTTTCCTGATAGGCATGTTATTCTCGGTGGTACAGTTCCATTGGGTGGTTCAACTATTGATCCGATGCTCATAAGGTGGTCAGATCAAGAAACTTTTAATGTATTTACACCAACAACAACAAATACAGCAGGTGACCAAAGACTTGAAATAGGCAATAAAATAATAACAATGCAACCAACAAGAGATGAAATGCTTATATTTACAGATGAAGCAGTTTATGGAATGTCATTTGTTGGAGCTCCATTTATATTTTCTTTTAGATTATTGGCAACAGGAACAGGTGCTGGTGGTAAAAATGTTGTTGGCGATGCAGATGGAACAGTTTACTGGATGGGGAAAAACAGGTTTTTTAAATATGATGGTGTTATAAAAGAACTTCCTTGTTCAGTTCAATATTTCGTATTTAATCGAATGCAGGAAGATTACATAGATAAAACAGTTATTGGTCACAATCGTAAATTTAAAGAAATAATTTGGTTTTATGTAAGCACATCAAATACAGCAGGAACTACAAATCCAGAGCCAGACAGCTATGTAACATATAATTATCAAGAAAATGTTTGGGCAGTTGGAACTTTAAATAGGACAGTTTGGCATGATAGTTTTGGTGCAAGAACAGTTCCTTTTGCTTTTGATGAAACAGGTATATTATATGATCATGAAACTGGGACGAGTGATAATGGTTCAGATATGAATGCATTTATCGAAAGCTCACCGATGGAAATAACTTCTGGTGGCAATGAATTATTCATGGTTGACAAAGTTGTTCCTGATGTTACATTAACTTCTGACACAAGTTTATTTTTAGAGTTAAAATCGAAAAAATATCCAAATGCAACAGAAGTTACAAAAGGTCCATTTACTATTTCATCAACTACAACTAAATTAAGTACAAGAGCAAAAGGTCGTCAGATAGCTGTTAAGTTATCAAGCACAGGTAAAAATGATGATTGGGCATTTGGTGATTTTAGAATTAACACAAGAGAGGATGGTTTAAGATAATGAGTGGATCAACAACATTTAGATTACCTTCACCACCAACAAATTATAGTCAAGGATTTTTTAGCAGATTAATAAATGCATTGGAGCTTGATAAAAAAGTTATGTTTTTTGCTGCAAGTACAGCAACAAGAAATTTATCTGAAGAATCTCAAAAAATGAGTTGGTTCATGAGCTGATGGCATTAACTTATAAAAATGCAAAAATAGATTTAACAACAACAAACGCAACAACTGTATTAACAGCACCTGCAGCATCAAGTTGTGTTTTTAAGTCTTTATTAGTTTCAAATGATTCTTCTAGTGAAGATACAATAACATTGACAATTACTGATAGTGCAAGTGCAGTTTTTAGTATATATAAAAATGAATCAGTTGGTGCATTAAGCACTGAAGAATTATTAAGTGGACCATTAGTTCTGCAAGAAAATGAAGTTTTAAAAGCAACAGCAGCAACAGCAGATAGATTACATGTTGTGGCTAGTTATATGGAGGCAACAAATGGCTGAAGAAGCACCACAACCAATAGAATATCCATTGTATCAGTTGCAATCTCAAACACCATTAGGAGATTTGAGCAATTTACAAAATACATATGGAACAGCAGCAATGCCTGTGTTTAACTGGGTTCAAAGTATTCAAACAGGGACAGGTTCATACACTCCAACAGATCCAGCAGACCAAGCATTATTAGAACAATATGAACAAATTGTAGGTGATCAAGGAGTTCCTCCTGGAATGCCAAGTCCTGGAGAGATAGCAGGTGATATTGCTAGTCAAGTTGGTATGTTAGCTGGTGGTCAAATTGGTGCATCTATGGTTGATCCTTATGTTATGGGTTCTCCTATATCTGCAGGTTTAGGTGATACATTTGGTTCAACTCCATTGCAATTAGTTGATCAATCAACAACCACAGGTTTAAAACTTTTAGACGCAGGGCAAATAAAAGGAACTGAAGCATTTCAACCTGAACTTTTATCTAGATCAACTGCTCAAGCAACAGGAAATTTAGATTTGTTTAATCAGTTGCCAAAAACAAATGTTCCTGGAGTATATGAACAATCTCTTTTAACTAAAGCAGCAGAATCAGGAAAAGCCAATTTATTTGCAGATCCTATAACATTGCAAACTGAACCACCAACATTTATTGAAAAGTTTGGACAAAGGATAGATCCGACATCTGCTGCTGGTAAAGCAAATCTTGCAAGAGCAGGTGGATCTGCACTTTTAAATTTT